CTTTCTCATCGGTGGACGTGACGGTGCCGGGGATTATGAGTGGCGCGCTGTTGCCAATGACGGCGTCGCGTTGAGTACGGTCTAGGAGAAAATCATGCCCGACACGGTGATCCTTAAATGCGTCAGCCGTTATCGATCGTCGAAAGGCGAGTACGACGTAGGGCAGGAAATTCATCTGTTCGCGAATCAAGCGGCTGCACTCATGCGGGACTCACCGGGATCATTTGTGCGCGTAGAAGATTTGCTGCCCGCCGAAGTGAAGAAAGTCGCAGACACGATCACGAACACCGAGACGAAGGAAGGCATGGTTGCCGTTGACCGGCGTGCTCGAGGTGGTCGTCGCCGCGCAAAGAAAGTGTAGTAATCACGTCGGCGGGAGCGTATATACCCGTCTAACCAGCAAGAACGCGGCGTGATTTAGGAAAGGATTTTAGAACATGGCACGAGAAGACCCCTTTAGGGTACGGCACCAGTCGGTTCCTGGGTTGGGTGAATCCAACCGTGAGGAAGCGATCCTGAACAAGTCCGGTGCGCAGGTCGTGACCGATCTGTTCACGCAGTGGCTTCTAAGCGGATTCTGCTTTCATGTGCAGACCGGCACAGAGGATGCGCCGATCACCACGAATGGCCCGCTGGACGACACCAAGCCCGTTATCATTGCGGACAACAATAGCGGCGTGATGGTGCCGTTACTGTTTGAGGTGGCGTTGTCGGCGCACGGTGCGTCCACGCTGATTCAGGCAATGCTCGAACAGGACATGGACAAAAAGCGTTACTCATCTGGTGGGCAGGTGTTTGTGCCGGAGCAGATGAACAACGCCGCGACTGGTGCGTCAGCGGCTAATGGCACTTTCTACACCATTGAGACGGGGGACATCGTCGCCGCCGCAAAGAGTGCGGTGCCAGCGTCAATCGAACTGGCGCGCAAGTCGCTATCAGAGGATGCGATTGCCGACCCTATCGGCTATCAGATGGGCATACAGGAAGTGTTCAGTGTACGAACGCGCATGCCAACGGTTGCAGCAACGCCGTCGTCATTGTGCGCGCACTTCGGGAGTGCAACGGCGGACGTGACCGGCTACGGAGTGCTGCAATTCGCGCAGTTCGCCTCTGCGCTGGCGTGGTAGGGTAGCCAAAAGGCGGTGTGATGCCGTTTTATGATTATCGTTGCGTTGAGTGTGGAGCGGTCATGACGGCGCGGGCCTCAGTTGTGTCCTCGGCTGAGCGCCCGTGTCCGTCATGCGATGGCGTTGCGCGCCGCGCAGCGGTCAATCATGTGGCGGTGAATGGCTTTGCGTTTGTGCCGTATAACCAGCGGCCTATCCATCTTGATCGTGGCATGAACGCGCTCATGGATGTGCAACGTGATGCTGAGCGCGCCGGTGTTGCTGCGCCGAACTTATTTGCGGAAGCAGAGCGCCGCGTTGTAAGCGGCCAAGCACAGGCTGAGGCAGGCACGCGGTAGTATTGCGCGGCAAGCCCGCGCTGCTGCCGTTTGCCGCCCCGGAAAGCAAGGGCAATGGCGAACTGGCTCATCACCCGTGAAGCCGTCAAGCGAGCGACGAAGATCACCGGCGACGCTTTGGATTTCCAAGTCGATGCGGTGATTCAAGCCGTTGCGGACGAATTGCATGGGCGACCATCATCACTGCTGCATACGTCCTTCTTCCCGATTACGGAGATACGCAAGTACACGTGGCCGCAACAATTCGGCATCGGTCGCAGCGACACGCTGTTTCTCGATGCTGACGGGCACGTGGGCGATCTGGTCGCGTTGACCGCGTTGACCAAAGACGACACTGCCGTAACGGCGATTGCCACGAGCGACGTAATTCTCGCACCGGCTGGCGGACCGCCGTATTACAAGATAGAAATTGATCAATCGAGCGCGGCGTTTTTCTCATTTAAGAACACGCCACAGGAAGCGGTACGTGCGACCGGGCGTTGGGGCTACAGCGAGAACACGCTTGCAGCAGGGAACCTTGACGGGTCGCTGTCGGCAGGTGCCGTCAGTATGGCCGTAACGGACGGTTCCAAGATCAACGTCGGGCAAATGCTGTTGATCGAAACGGAAACGGTGTTTGTGTCTGAACGCACCGACGCCGATATGGGAATCAATACGCACGGGTCCACGGGCGCAATGACGGCGGATAAGACAGATGCGACGCTCACGCTAGCCAGTGCGCCCACTGATGCTGTCACGGTCGGAGAAGTGTTGCGCATTGCCTCTGAGCGCATGCGCGTTACAGCAATCAACACTACGTCCTCATTCGAGGTTGAGCGTGCTCACGATGGCACAACGCTCGCCGCGCACAGCACTGGTGACGACGTGTTTATTTTCCGTACATTCACCGTTGAGCGCGGCATCAATGGGACGACTGATGCGCTGCACGCCGACAACACGGCGATCACGAAATACGATCCGCCAGCCGATTTGCAGCGCTATGCGCTTGCAGAGGTTGTCTCGCGCATCGCGCAGGAACAAGCGGCGTATGGACGCACGATCGGCGGCGGCGAAGGTGCAGTGGAGTGGCGCGGTCCCATGCTGTCCGGCATGCGGAAAGGCATCGCGGCGCGATACCGCCATGCAACGATCGGGGCGGCATAGTGACAACCGGCATTGGTGTCACGACGACAGGACCGCTATTCGTTGGCGGGTTGCCTCAGCGTGTGCTGCGAGCCGCGACGCGCGACTTTTTGCAAGACACTGTTGAAACTGGCGAGCGGCTTGTTGTTGGGCAACTGCGCTCCGGCCACGGATGGATTACAGGCAATTATGCCCGCTCTATCGTTGGCGAAGTTGGTGTTGCCATTGGTCGCGGTAAGCCTGCCAAGAAAGTGAGCGGGGCTTACAAAAGCTCTAGTGTCAGTGATATTCCGCGCGACTCGATGCATGCCGTCATTTATGACTCCGGCGTGGTCTATGGACCGTGGCTCGAAGGCGTCGGTACGCGCAATCAAACAACGCGCTTTAGGGGCTATCACATGTTCCGTCGTGCGCGCACGCAATTGAATAGCACTGCGCGACAGCGCGCGGAGAAACATTTGCGTCGTCATTTGCGAAAGCTAAACTGATGGCATCACAAATGAAAACCACCGTCGATAACATTGTGTCGAAATTGCAAGCGATGAATCAGTTTTCGTCCGTGCTCGATTACGAGCCAAAAGCGCCTCCCGCTGGTGACTTCGTTGCATCGGTGTGGCTGCTGAGCGCAATGCCAATTGCCGAAGCAAGCGGGCTCGACAAGGCGTCGTTGATCTACGTGTTGCGCGTTCGTATCTATCACAGCATTGTGCTGAATGAGCCAGTGGACGACAAAGGCTTACTGGAACGTGCCGACAACATTTACGACGATTTCCTGGGCGAGTTTGATCTTGGCGGTACGATTCGCGCCATAGACGTGTATGGCATGTACGGACAATCTATGACGATGCAGACCGGCTATATCGACGTGGGCGGAACGATGTTTCGGATTGCTGACATTGATCTGCCGGTGATCGTCAATGACGTGAGTACGGAGGCGGCATGATGGCAAAGACTTACGTGGTGCGCAATCCGCGCGAGATTCCAGACGGTGTTCCGGTGATCACGATGCCGGACGGCAAGAACTACTTTGAAGGCGACACGTTCGCGAAGCCGCGCGGCATGACACTGGATCGGCTGCTGCTACTCGGCATTGTGGAGGAAGCAACGAATGGCTAAGAAAACCGGCCTCGGTCAACAATGCTACGTCCACGGCTACGACCTGAGCGGAGACGTTGGCAGTATCGCCTCGATTTCCTCACCGCGCGCCGTGCATGACATTACCGGCATCGACAAAAGCGCCGTCGAGCGGTTGCTTGGGCTGGGCAGCGGCGAACTCTCGTTCAGTACATTCTTTAACGATGCCGCCCTACAGGAGCATGCTGCACTGGCTGGGCGAGTCACCACCAACCGCCTTGTCACCATCCAGAATGGCACCGCTGCCGGTGACGTTGCTTGGATGCTTCAAGGCAAACAAATCAATTATGACTGGATGAGGGACGCCAGCGGTGCGTTGTTGGGAACCGTGCAGGTGCTTAGTGATGCAGTGGCACGTGAGGACGGCGTCGTGCTCATATCGCTTAACACTCTTTCATCGACGGGGCAGACTGCCGTGCTTGACAATGGCGCTGCGAGTGCAAGTGGGATGGCGGGCGTGTTACATATTTTTGACATCAACTCCGGCACGCCGACCGTGATCATTCAGGAATCCAGTGACAGCGGTAGTGGCGATGCGTGGGCGACGATCAAAGCCTTTGCTGCCGTGGCGAACGGTAATGAGCCTGCTTCTGAGCGCGTTACAGTCGCGGGAGGGATCGAGCGTTATTTGCGCATCAGTGTTACCGGCACCTTTTCTAACTGCAAATATGCGGTTGCCGTGCGGAGAGGAGAGTCGACTGATGATACAGCCTATGCGTAATAAGTGGACAATGGCGGCATCAGCACCGAGTGGGACGCATCGTCGCGAGGCAACGTGCGAAGACGTGCGCTGCCCGAAATTCTTGCTTGGCTTCGCAACGGCGGTTCCCGCCCATCGCGCCGATCTGATTGCTGAAATACAACGCAGCAATCGTTCTTGGAGTGAGCGTCGTGAGGGGGCAGTGACAGTGTTTGCGTTCCCAGCTGGGACAGAATGCTTTGAACCGCATTCGCTTCCGACGGGTCGCCCCTGGGATTTGTCTATAGATGGGCAGCAAAAAGGTGAGTCGGAATGGTTTGACCGGACAGCCGATCATCTCGATCGGTTACGCACAATTCAAGAAAGAGGATTGTAGACATGGCTAAAGAAACAGGAATCGTCAGCTCGGTGACAGTGGACGACTCCGGTGGCACAGCGCGGGACATTAGCAACGATATTACCAACTGGGCGGTGAGCACTCCGCGTGCCGTGCAGGATGTAACGGGCCTGAACAAGAGCGCTATGGAACGCTTGCTCCTGCTGGCCGATATGTCGTGGACGCTGAACTTCATCTTCAATGACGCCGGTGCTCCGTCGTCCCATGATTGTTTCAAGACGGTGCCGAGTTCGTCTGTTGCGCGCACAGTGACCCTGGCCCAATCCGGTCAGACACTGCCCGGAGAGTGTTTCTTCACGGACTATGCATTGACCCGTGCCGCAAGCGGAGAATTGACCGGCACCGCTCCCGGCGTGCTGCAGAATGGCACTGTTCCGACGTGGGCGTAATAAGGAGCGCTTGATGTTTGATATTGAGGAGCAGACGGGAACGCTGGTGTTCGAGGAGGGCAGTGCGCTTTATGGCGCAACAATCCAAGTGTCGATGGACTTACCGCTATCGGCAGCCCAGAGATTGGGCGAACTCGATGATGTTGATGCGATGGTGGATGTTCTTGCACAATTCATATTGCAGTGGGATGTGCGGTGGCGCGGCGAGGATGTTCCCGCAACGGCAGCGGGTATGAAAACACTGCCGGTGCGTATTCTTGTCGCGATTGTCGGAGGATGGCTAGGCCAGTTGGCCGCTCCCCCTTTAGTTCTCAGCGAGAATATGTCGGATGGGAACATACCCGAGTCGGAGAACAACCAGAATGGGCACGAGCCCTCTCTGGTTGGGACACAGAGCAGCGATTCCTAGCGTGGTTAGCCGAGCGCTGGGCGATGAATCGAGACGAAGTGCTGGCGCTTCCAGCACAGCGGGTGAATTGGCTCATATGGATATGGACACGGGAAAAACAGGAACAGGCAACACCGGCGACAGAGTTGGCAAACCTCAGCAAGGTAACGATGTAACCGATGGCTAATGATGTTCGCATCAAGATTACTGCCGACGATGCTGCGTCGCAGAAGTTGGACAAAGTCGCGGCCAAAGGGTCGCGTATGGGGAAAGCTCTGCAAGGGGCTTTCCTCGGTGCCGGTGCCGCGGCTGGTGTCTTTGCGACACAAAAACTCACACAACTAGCAAGTGCTCTTTCTGTTGATGCCGTCAGCGCGGCGTCCGATCTTTCCGAAGCGCTGAACAAGGTCAATGTCGTATTTGGCGAGTCTGCCGATGTCGTGACCGCGTTCGCGGCGCAGGCGTCCGACAGTATCGGCCAGTCTGAACGGCAGGCACTGGAGGCCGCGGGCGCCTTCGGCAATATGTTCAACACCATCGGGCTCGCCCAGAGCGAAGCCGCCAAGATGTCGAACGTGATGGTGCAACTCGCCTCGGATATGGGTTCCTTCAACAATGAAGATCCCACTGATATGTTGCTCCGGTTGCGGTCTGGCCTCGCGGGCGAAGCGGAGCCGCTACGGAAGTTCGGCGTCCTGCTGTCTGCGGCTGCCGTGCAAGAGGAAGCCGTACGGATTGGCTTGGTTGGCGTGGGCGGGGCACTAGATGAAGCACAGAAAGTCCAGGCGCGCTACTCCTTGATCCTTGGGCAGACGACCGTACAGCAGGGGGACTTCGAGCGGACATCGGAGGGCCTTGCGAACGCGACGAAAGCCCTTACTGCGAAATTTGAGGAATTGCAGGCCAAACTTGGGGTGATAGTACTGCCGTTGATTGAGGACCTTGTGGCTGCGCTGATTGTTGCCGCAGACAAATCGGAGCACTTTTTCAAGGTGCTCGATATTGGGATTGAGGTTTGGCGTAAGCAAAGCGAGGCGGCATCAGCGACGCGTGGTAAATTCTATGAATTCATCGGGGCGGTTGTAGACGCGACTGTATCCGTTTCCATCTTGGTGCAGCCTATTAATGACCTCTCACGGAAAATATTCGGATTGCGCGGCTTTGTAATGGATGCCGCTGACGATGTGGAGCATATGACTGGCGTGCTGGGAGACATGGAGGGAGAGATGGACATTGCCGCGCAAGCCGCTCGCAACAGCGCCGATCAAATTCGCGACATGGCACACTCCGTATCGCAACTGACCTCACGGGCGTTGGCGGCCCGCGTCGCGGTTGAGTTCGTGACGCAGTCGTTTGAGGATTTGACGGGCGGCACCCTGGACTGGATACAGGGGCAGTTCCAAGTCCTCCGACAACTGATCTCCCAGGAGACGGCGCTGGCAGATATGACGGATCGTATCCTTCTCCTTGACCTGAGCACGCAGGAATACGTGGCAACGCTCGGCGGCGCTGGCGGTGGCGGCGGCGGCGGATTATCTGATGCGTTGAGTGACGTAGGGGATGAGATAGAGGATGCCGTATCCGATACCAACGTTTTGACATCAACATTCTCTAATGGCGCGGCGGCGCTTTCCAATTACATCATCGCCTTTGGCAAGCTACCAAACGCGATTGAAGCAGCTACTGAGAAAACGCAGGCTTTGGCGGTGGCGTCCAACGGGCTTCGCGCTTCGCTTGCTGGCCTCTTGGGCAATCAGGCGGCGACACAGGCCATCGCCAGCGGCGAGTTCGGCGCGGTTCTGGGCGGTGAGGGCGCGTTCGGCATGGGCATCGGCATTGGCGGCACGTCGGGCGTCACTCCGTACCGGGCGCTGCAATTGCTTATGGCGCAGGGAGCCACGGAGACGCAAGCCGCTGAGTTGATTAACGAATCCTTTGGCAATGCTGCCGTGATTAATGTTCAAGTTAGTATCGGCGACGAAGCCGTGCAGGACGTTGTGGTGAAGGCCGTTACGAACGCAACCAATGGCGGTTCACTCCGCGTTTTGACGGGCAATGCCTGATGGTACGTGCAACCTATGCTGTCGAAGTCGATTGGGATAATGACGGAGCGTATGGGCATGATGAGGTCGATATTACCGCTGACGTTCTCGACGCTGTGTTCTCACGTGGGCGCGATCGAAGCAGTCCGGTTCTAGGGCAGGGCACTGCCGGGAGGATGAGCCTGACTGTACGGAATGAGACGGGAAAATATAGCAAGAACAACACGGGAAGTGACGTAGCTGGGCTGCAATTACCCGGTCGTCTTATTCGCGTCCGCACCACCGCGCCGGGGAGCGCGGTCACGCTCTGGACTGGCTATGTAGAGCGATTCACTCCCGTCAGCGTTGGCCTCTCAGCCACGACAACAATCACCGCCGTAGGGTCCCTTGCACAACTGCATAAGAAAATCACGATTGCATCGTTGACGGACCCAACCGTGAAGGCGATCTTGGATGATATTCTGGATGATGCGGGATGGGCTGCTGGACTGCGCTCGCTAGACACCGGGCAAACAACTCTCAATCGCATCTGGTTTCACGATCGTATAGCGCGCAACGCTTTTTACGAGGTGGTGGACAGCGATGGTGGCTTTG